AATTTAATCTTAAACAAAAAAGACACCCTAATTTAGGTGTCTTTTATATTTTTATTTTTTGTTTAGTTTAACTTTATCCTCTCATTATAAATAAGTTCTTTAGTTACTTGTAAATCAGTATCTAAATTAAGCTTTCTCTTCTCTAAATTAGAAAGAGCAGTTAATAATATCTTAGATTCACCAATCATTTGTATAGATCCTTTAACTTTTTCGATATTAAAATTAACATCTTCTAGCTTCAAGCTTATTTCTCTTTCTTTATCTTCTAATTTTCTCTTAACTATTATTTCTTTATCTAATTTGTTTTCATAAAAATAAGTCAAATCATAATTTAATTCATTTCTCACTTCATTAACAAGTTCGATAGCAGATTCGAATTTAAAGAATGAGTTACCATATCTTTCATCTGTTCTATAAAGGAATGTAGCATTTTTATAATTGAATGCAAAGCACTCTAAATAAGGATTTATTAAGTTATTAACTTTTTAACAACATCCAATTCTACAAATTTATCCATGTTTTTAGCAACTTCTTGTAAAACAGGATAAAAGTTTTTATTAACTATTGGAACAATAGGTGATGAGAATAAAGAATCTAAAGTAGTTTCTTCGTTCATTTCATCATCATTTATATAAATAGCTTTGTTATTAACACCAAGTCCGATTGTTAGGTATTCAGAAATTCTGAAATTAACTCTATCTTCATCGATTTCAGCATATTTCATAGCCGATTCTATCATTCTAAGTGATGATAATTCTTTTTCGTCTTTAACGTGATTTTCAAGTAAAGCTTTTTCTATATTTTCTTCTGTTAGGAAGAACCAAGAATCTTTAACCAACGCTATATGTCCGTCTTCTACTTGTTCAACTATTGTATAAACAGATTCTCCTTTACCACCACTTAATAGATTACTTCTAGTTTCTGGTGAGCTTGTTAAATTATGTACAAATAATTTAATTTCGGGAACCCAATCATAAATAGATAATTCATTAAGAACCTTCGACATTCTATCTTCGTCAGATTCTAAATTTATTGTCTGTAGCAAGACATTTATAGGCTGTCTGTATAATTCACCTTGATTTTTTGTGTTTAAAACGCCATATAAATTTTTAAGTTCATATAAAAGTTCATATGTTTGCATATCATCGTTTAAGTTCTCTAATAGAGACTTGACATCTTTATCATAAGTATATGGCTTCAATCTTTCGTTTAAAGAAACAATTATAGACTTCTCTGAGTTGTTAACACAAGCGGCCATATGTCCTTCTACGATAGTAGATATATCCTCTTGGTCAAGAGAAAGGTTCTTTTTGAAGTTAAACAGTTCTAGTTTAAGGTTCTTCATACTATTATTATTTATTTTTTTTCTATAAACTATATATTAATAGTAAAAAGTCTTTTTTTGCTATTTTTTATTTTAAATTTTTATGCATAATAATCGAAATTAGTTGGGTTAAATTTAGCTTGTAAAATCTCTCTATATGTATATTTAATTTCTTGCTCAGATGTTAATGCTTGTTGATCTAATGGTGGATAAACTAAATTAGTAACTTTAGTAAAAAGTTCAGATGTCTAAGATTGCCTTAAATGCTGACTTCAATATGTAGAATATCTTAGACATAACTACCTCCTAAGTTTAATTCACCATCGGATGGTGCAGTATCAAATGTGATTACTACGGCATCGCCCGCAACGAGTGTAAATGGTGATACACTTACTAATGCATTAATTGTTACTTCTGTTATTGTGAGTGTTGTTGTTATTGTGTAAGTCCCATCACTACCTGTCGGCATTGAAAATATAGCGGAATCATCATCAATAGAATAAGGAATTATCACATTCAAATTCTTTTCTAGGTCCGCAATTTCAATTATCCCACCTACTAAAGAAGTTGGTGTAACATCTGATCCGTCTTCATACTTTATTGGGATATCTAGATTTTTAACACTTGGTTTTGTTAATAATGTATATCCGTTGATGGTTATATCTTCATCTGGTAACTCCAAATCGTCTCCAGAAGGAATTGATGCAGTATAGCTACCATCCGAATTATCAACTGTTGTGTCAGGAAAATCATCTAGTATTATTCTATTATCCATGGTTGTAAACCCAGAAAAGGTAAGTCCATTAAAATCAACCATTTCTATGTCTTGATCCAACACACTCGGTTTTGTTAAAAAAGTATCACCGTTTACTGTTATTAATTCATCAGGAATTTGTATTGTATTGCCTGATAAACCCCCGATAATATTATCTAAGCTTGAATTGATTAAATTGATATTTTGGTCCTTAACACTTGGTTTTGTTAATAATGTATATCCGTTGATGGTTATATCTTCATCTGGTAACTCCAAATCGTCTCCAGAAGGAATTGATGCAGTATAGCTACCATCCGAATTATCAACTGTTGTGTCAGGAAAATCATCTAGTATTATTCTATTATCCATGGTTGTAAACCCAGAAAAGGTAAGTCCATTAAAATCAACCATTTCTATGTCTTGATCCAACACACTCGGTTTTGTTAAAAAAGTATCACCGTTTACTGTTATATCAACATCTGGTAAATCTAAAACCCCATAAAAGCTATTTGAATAACTATCATCGGAGTTACTGACCGTTGCTGGAAATATTGTTATTTTATTTAGAGAGGATACAAACCCATCAAATTCATTATTTAATATATCGACCATTTCTATATCCAAATCCTCCACACTCGGTTTTATAACAAATGAGGCCCCGTTTAATGTTATATTTTCATCAGATAATATTAGTGTATCACCACTGAAAACAACTTCCCTAAAACTACCACTACTATTCTCTACAATAGCATCATCTATTTCTATAACTATTTTGCTACCAGAATTACTAAACCCTGAAGAACCCTCACTTGATTTTTCTCTTGCTCTTAATATATTATTGAACCACTTTGTTCTTTTTGGTGAGTTTATAAAATCATCACTGCCATATTCTGGTCTACTGCCAGTTGGCCAACTACTCCCATCAGTAAACCCACCACTACCTGTTGATCCATAACCACCAACAAAATCATTTGATTGGTCAAAATAATCCGAGAATCCACCATTAACTCCATAGCCATTTAGATCGGTCATCCCATCGCCTTTTGTGCTTTGATAGCCTGGCATTTTTAGCTTATCCCTCCTAAAAGCCGGATAATATGTTTGAACCTCAAATGAGACAGTTAGTTTTATTCTGTTATCACTTGTTAAATCCTTTTCTCTTGATATTTCAATTTGATTACCATCTGGTAATAACATAACCGCATCTATATGCATAAAATTATGCTCAAAATACATAAATTTATATATCCAAAGTGTATCCATTATTGATTGACTACATTTAAACACATCAATCTCACTTTCTAATAATATTTCAAGATCATAATTTACCGATATTGGAACTGCTCTAACTTTAGTCAAAACTTTTCTTATTTCTTTTTCATTTTCAACCACCGTTCTTAACCAAACATTTGGGTTAGCAAATTCATCAGATAATATGTTGAAATTTTTAAGAGTGATATGACCTCTTGGTATCATATCTGTGTTTAGTTCTATAAATCTATTTTCTGATACTATATCATCTTGAAAAGAATCTAATAAAAATCTCTCATCTCCCGTTAAGGAATAATAAAATGGTACATCAACTGGGTAATCACCTGATGAAAACCTATTAACCCATCTTACTTGTCCCTCTAATGTGTCCAAAACACAGACAGTGAGATCTCGGAAGAAAGTATCATCCATATTAAATTTACTACCTATCATAGTTGTATATATAAAGAATATATTTCTTCAACTTATTGTTTTTTTAAAATATGATTACTATGAGTATAAATAAATTATTATTATGGGAAAAGTGGAGACCCAAGACGATAGAAGATATAATATTACCACCTAGAATAAGAGATCATTTCAAAAATAGATTAGAGGGCAATTATATATTTTATGGTAGTTATGGTACAGGAAAAACCTCACTATCTAGAATATTGGTAGGAAAATACACAAAAGATAAACCATTTTTAGAGATAAATATATCACTATATACATCAATAAATGTATTAAGAACGGAAATAGAAAATTTCTGTAAATTTAAACCAATGATGGAGTCCGATTCTGATATAAAATATGTTCTTTTAGATGAATTCGATAGGGCTTCTCCGGAATTTCAAGATGCGTTTAAGGCATTCGTAGAGAAGTATAGTAAGGTTGGTGTTAGGTTTTTAATAACAACAAACCACATAAATAAAATAGAGGGTGGTTTAAAATCCAGAATACCACAATTAAATTTTGATATAAGTTCTCCAGAAGAGAAAATACCTTAAACAAGAGATGTTTAAGAGGATAAGAGATGTGATTGCTCCGGTGGAGGAAATAGATATCACAAAAGAAGAATTGGCTTCTATTGTAACAAAAAGTTTCCTGATTTTAGAGAAACTATCGTGGAGCTTGAAAGTTATAAAAAAATAGGATCATCAACAACTTCAAATAATATATCTGGTAATTTGAGATTTAAGTTATATGATATGATATATGATAAATCAATTGACTATGAGGGAACTTATAACTTTTTGATGTCAAATTTTGGACATGAAAAAATAGATGTAATGATATCAATGCTAGGTCGACCATTCATAGATTGGTCAATAAATAATGATAAAAATATAGATAAATTATTTAAGTGTAATTATATAATATCAGATTATACCCAAAAATTAGAAACAAACACAGACCCAATAGTATTGGGATTAACTATAATAGGTAAATTAAAAGAAGAATTACTATAATACAATAAGATTTGATTTATTAATATATAGTATTATGGCATCATTTAATTTCACAGACTTTTATATAGGATACCCAGGACACCCAAGGTTTCAAGATCCAGAATTAATCGAAGATGATATAATAAGGGTTATTGTACAAAAGTACGAGATGGTTCTATTCACAAATAAAGGTGAGTTATTGGGAGATCCTAATTTTGGAGCTAGTCTACCAGACCTTTTAAATCAAACTAGATTATCAGCAGAAGTTATAGAGGGTGATATAAAAGCACAAATAGCTGATTATATACCGGAGGTTGATGGAATAGATTATGATCTAAAGGTTGAATTTTTTGAAGACCCAGTAAGATATCAAGAATATATGGTAATTGGGTTTAAGATAAGAGACTATGAAGTTTATGCTAGTGTTTCTTAATTATTGTATAGAACAATGTGCTGATGAGTAAATAAATCTCCAGTTTCTTTTTATCTTAACACCTATGGTTTCTGCAGCAACATAAACATCTTCTAGACACTCAGAATCACTACCACCAACAATATAAACTTTTTTACCTATTTTAGATTCAAATAATCTATACATTTTTTTACCAATATGAAACCAAATGTGTTTATTTCCAACATAGACTATATGTGTTCCTTTTTTAGTTTTGAAGATTTCGCCTTTTTTTAGTTTTTTATTATCTTCTCTTAATTTTATATCATCATATATTGATTTATCTAAAATACTCTTATAGAAAGAAACATTAACATTATAGTTATATCTTTTTTCTATTATATCCCTTTGGTTTGGGAAGTAATATATATCATCATGTAAAATAACATCAGGTGATTGATCATATAGATAGTCTTTATCTATGTTTTCTCCATCCACATGATTATCAAATAAGTTATAAACATTTTTAAATCCTTTGCAATATTTCTTCAGTTCATTTAAATACATCTCAGAAAAAAACTTCCTAAATGATTTTTGAACATCAACTATTATTAAATCCTCTTCTTTATTAAAATTTTCAAAACTCTCAATTATAATCACATAACTATATATTAAAAAACCCTATCAAAATTTTGATAGGGTTTTTATTTTTTTAAATTATTATTTTTTATAATGGCAATGACTCATCATCAAAATCTATATCATCTATATTTTCTTCATCCTCTTCATCCTCTTCGCCTTGTGCTTGTGGATCTTCGAATTGTACCTCACCCATATCTTGTGCTTGCGCTTGTGGATCTTCAAATTCCATATCTACTTGTGTTTGTGGTTGAGCCTGAACTTGAACTTGTGGTTGAGCTTGTGGTTGAGCTTGTGGTTGAGCTTGTTGTTGAACCTGTGCTTGTGGTTGAGCCTGTTGTTGAACCTGTGCTTGTGGTTGAACCTGTGTGTCAATCATTTGTGCTTCATCAGGTTGTAATTCACCACCCATTATAGCATTACCTGGTATATTATCAACATCTAAGTTAGCGGTGTTAATATATTTAACAACTTCTTCCGCGATATCTACATCACCAAAAAATTGTCTTAGGTTTTTACCAGTAGTATCTTTTACTTTTTTAACATATGCGTTTATTAAAGATTGAGGTATATCAATCATTGTTTTAACTTTATATACATCATTTACTTGAATAACCGATTCTTTTATTATTTCATATCTCCTATTTTTAAGACGATATTTTTCGAATGTTCTAATATGCTTCATTATCTACATTATTTTTTTTATTTATACTAGTATATATTAATATGAAAAACAACTTTTTATCTATTTAATAATAAGTATTGTTACTAATGTGGTTATTATTAATCCACCTCCCAATCCACCAAAAATGGTTTTCTTCTTTAATGATTTTATTCTATCTGTGTGTAGACTTATCTCTTTGCTCTTGTTTGATAATTGTTTTAGATATGTTTCCTCAACTATTTGCCATTCAATTACTTGCTCCTTTAGATTGGATATTTCATTATCTTTGTTAATAATAACCGAATCCATTTTATTTATTTGCATATCTTGTTTAGCTATTATATCATTCTTATCGTTTATTATCAATAAAGTAACCGAGTCTATATCACCGGATATAGAATTAGATTCTTCAAGTAGTTCTAATAAGTCTAATTTCTTATCAATAATTTTTAATTGCTCTATTGTCATAATGACTACCTTTTTACCTAGGCTATCCTGTGATATTATAGGATAATCAATTTCTTCAATAATTTGTGTAGTTGAAACACTATCAGTATCAGACACTGATGCAAAAATTGGCATCGTAAATATCGTAAATATAATTATTAATATAGATTTCATTTTATAATTTATTTTTAATAGAATTTAATAGCTCTTCTTCTGTTTTTGTGGAGGTTGAGTTCCTTAAATCTTCTATTTCTTTTTTGTTTTTCTCTGATTTTTCTTTTATGTTATTTAATTCTTTCTCATTAAAAACAACTTTCGCCTTAGATTTTGATATATCCAACCTAAGAACATCTATCTCAGCTTGTAGCCCAACATTTAAAGATTCTATGCTATCATATCTAGATTCTATTAATTCTAGATTTAGTTTAATAGAATCTCTACTTTCTACTATCCTATCATTTTGCTCTTTTAGTTCATTTAATTTACTTTTATATTCTCTTTTATCATCCAAAGAAAAATACCACTGATATCCAAATATCATTGATATAGAAAAAAATATTATTATTAATATTGTTTTAAAATCCATCGTTTTTATTGATTCTTTAAAATTACTTGACATAAAAAATTGATTTTTTTTTATATATAAAAGAAATCTTTCTATCTTTATATCATATAAAAAATAAACTAAAACCAAAAACATGAGCACTACATTATATTCCTTTGATTTTGACGACACATTATGTCACTCACCTAGACCAGAAATAGGTAAGGAAACTTGGAAGGAAAAAACAGGAGAAGATTGGCCACACTTAGGTTGGTGGGGTAGAGCAACTAGCTTAGACCCAGATATATTCTATGTAGTAAAAAACGAATGGGTGTATAGAAAATACCTAGAGGCATCCGCTGATAAAGATGGTATTAAGATAATGGCAACCGGTAGATTGAATAAAGTACCGGATATGAGAAAAAACATATACACAATTCTAAGAAATAACAACTTAGAGTTTGATGAAGTTATGAAAATACCAAAAACCGAAAATATCCAGAAAATGGAGAAGGTGGGGTATATCTTAATTGGGGCGGAGACACATTCACATTCAAGATTAGATTATTTGAGCAGTTAATGAAATTAACAAAATGCGAACACCTAGTAATATATGATGATAGACACGAGCATTTGATAAAGTTTAAAGAGTGGGCCAAAGATCAGTCTATTAAAATAACCGTGGTTGATGTTATAAACAAAAAAGAAAGAACTTTTAATAGTTAAAAATATATAATATAAATGTCAGTTAAAGAACAAACAATAAGTAAAGTTGATGAAATTTTATCAAAACCATATAAGCTAATTCTACACAATGATGATTTTAATTCATTTGATTGGGTAATAGATTGTCTAATTAAAGTGTGTAATCACGAATCAGAACAAGCTAATCAATGTGCTCATATAGTACATTTGAGTGGTTTATGTGATGTGAAATATGGTGATTTTGAAAAAATATCAACAATGAAAGAAAAATTAGAATCTCTTGGTTTATCAGTAACTATGGAGGTTAATTAGTGATAAATTACAGATATATACAAGAATCTATAGATTTTTATTCTTCTAACTTTACTAGAATAGAACAAATAAATAAATAAATATGAATAAATTAAAATTGATAGAAGGTAATTTTACAAAAGAGGAATCTATGGAATTACTAATGGGTATATACACAAGTAAGATTAAATTTCATGATTTGAAGATATTTAGCTCAGAGGAAAGGTTTGGTTATAAAGATAAAAAATCAGTAGAGAAAATACCAGAACTAATAGAGGCTAAAAACAGAGCACAAGAGATTATATCCACATCAAGTAGTAGTAATTTTAAAATAATATCATCAATAATAATAATTGATTCTGAGGATTCCGAAGGTGATGAATTATCAAACTTAACAAGAGAAGAACTAATATCAAGAATATTAGAGTTAGAATCACAAATTAATAAAAGATAAATAAATGGATTTAAATCTATTAATTGATAATCTATTAATTGATAATCTAACTAACCCTGCTTTACTTTTTTTTATACTCGGAATAATAGCCGTTGTGTTTAAAAGTGATTTAGAGATACCACCAAATTCTTCTAAATTCATATCAATATATCTTTTATTTGCTATTGGATTCAGAGGTGGACAAGAATTATCACACGAAACATTCACCCCGGAGATATTTTTATCCATTATTTTTGGTGTCGGCTTATCACTAATTATACCAATATATACTTTTTTCATTTTAAAGAAAAAACTAAACATATTCAATGCCGGAGCAATAGCCGCAGCCTATGGTTCTGTTAGTGCCGTGACTTTTGTTACGGCATCATCATATCTAGAATCACAAGGATTGATTCTACATGGACACATGGTTGCTATTGTGGCACTTATGGAGTCACCAGCAATTATAATGGGATTGTTATTGATTGCTATGTATTCAAAGGGTAGTAAATTTAAAAAAATGGACATACTTAAAGCACTCATTTACAAATGGTAGTGTTTTATTAATATTAGGAAGTCTATTGATTGGTTTTATAGCTAGTGATCAACAAGCCGAAGGAATAAAGCCATTTACAAATGATTTATTTAAAGGGTTTTTAGCGATTTTTCTTTTAGATATGGGGATAAGCAGTGGTAAGAAATTAAAATCATTTTTCTCACATGGTTGGTTTCCGGTTGTTTTTGCTATGGTTATACCACTAATAAATGGAATATTATTTACCTTTCTAAGTTCATTTTTCACAGATGATATATCAAATAGATTTATGTTAGGTATTTTAGCCGCTAGTGCTTCTTATATTGCTGTTCCGGCTGCTATGAAAATAAATGTACCTAAAGCAAATCCTGGTTTATTTTTACCAATGGCACTAGCAATTACATTTCCAATAAACATAACAATAGGAATGCCTATTTACTTTTATATTGCATCTATAATTTAAATTATAGTTTAAACCAATCACCACCAACTCCACTACTACTTTCGTTATTACCAAATCCAGTGCTTTTATAACCACTATTTCTTGTTCTAACTGAATTTAAATGTTTTCTACGAACATCTAATAATTGTGTATAATCAACTGCTTCAAAATAATCAGATTTTTTTAGACAATCATTTATATAATTTTTCATATCTACTGAAATATCTTTTTCCATATAATCTTCCACCATTTCTTTAAATTCATTTTTAACAAATATAGAGGTAGCATTAACTATCGTCATTACACAATCATCATGTCCAATGTCAGCGGCATATTTAACATTACCAGAAGAAGTTGTTTGTTTTACAAATGTTGTTATTTCATTAACAGTTTCAAAGTTAGTTATAGAGAAGCTTTTGCTTAACATAAGGTCTTGGTAATCTTTGACTAATAGGTTCTTGTTGTGTCCTACTTTTAATCCAACCTTTTCTTCAGTAGCATCAACTCTATGCTTATACCTAACAAAAATAGAAGACCCATAATCATTCTTACCATCAAAAACATAAGGCATTTCTGATAATAGAGTACCTCCATAGTTATTTAATTCTAAAACAACTCTTATATTCTCTGGGTTAAAATACTCAAAGGTTATTAAATAAAGTATTTCAGCCATTTGTTTTATTGATATTATGTTACTTCTATAAATAGCTATCTGTTCTAATTTGAAAAAATCAACAACAGATGTATAAGAATCTTTCTGTAATTCAATAGTTTCTTTTGATTTACACATAACTCTAAATATGTTTATAACAGAATAATCTTGGCCTAATCCTTCGGATAAATCGACAGATATTACTAATTTATAATCTTTTCTTTTTATTGGTATAAATAAATCATCATCTTGTACCCATTTTAAATTCTCATAAGAAAATTTCAACCTATCTAATTCGTCTAATTTTTCAAATTCATATGGTTTCTTTTTCTTTAATAGATCCTCTATTATAGATTCATTTAATAGTGATTTACTAGCATTAATAAACCTTAGCCCATATTCTTGATTAAAAGCATCTTCTCCACCAATATCCTTCTCGGCTTCTTCTTTCCATGTTGTTAATTCACCAACCGAATGTAGAGTAACCTCGACACCTTTGTTATTTATGAAGTTAAGCCCCTTAACATCAGCATCACTACACAAATCATTATTCAAAACACTTATAACATTTTTTTGTAAATCTATATTCCAACTCATACTTACTTTAGTGTCCTTACCAAATCTATCTTTTACTATTTCAAGTACTTCTTCTTTTGTTGTATCATTTTCGTGTAGTTTGTGCTCATTTAATCTTATATATGTGACAAATCTACCAGGAACTTGATACCAATATACCCTAGAAGCTTTGAAGTTATTTTTCAAAGGATCACCATCGGGTCTTTCAGCATTTGTTAATAACTTATGAAATAGATTCATTCCATTTGGAGTAGATGTTATTATTATTTTAGAGTTTTTTATAGCTGATACAGTTGGATAAACCGCAGTATAATAAGGAACTATAATATTTGATGGTATGTGAGCAAACTCATCTAAATAGAGTATATCAATCGTAAAACCAATCGCTGGTGTTTTTGTTCTTGTTGCTGTTTTTATTCTACATCCATTTTCAAAAGTTAGCGATTTTTGGTTCCAGACTTTTATACCAGGTTTTAAGAAAAAAGGAAGTAACGTATAAATAGACTTTATTTTATCAACAATCTCAATAGCGGTATCTCCCTTATTGGCTACTATCATAATATTCTTATCATTACTGAATAAAATTGAGTGTAATAAGAATATAGAAGATGATATCGTATTATGTGAAAGTATACCATTTGTATAGAACCTGTGGTTTGGATGGTCTATTGTTAGGTCAAACATGGATGACTTATGTGTGTCTATATAAATACTCTTGATAACACTGTTGCCATTTTTTGTTTTAATTAAATCTCCTATTTTTAAATCCTTTGTAAATACTTCATTGAATTCCTCATCAAATAATATATGATTATCAGCACATATTATTTCATAACCATCAACCGTTTCAATATTATAGTGTTTAAATGGTTGTGTTATGTGTATATTAGATGATGTTTCATATCCTGTATCAGTCTCTACCTTTAAATCCATAAGAGATATTGAGTTTAATATTTTTTTATTTATATCACACTCATCTAATGAGATTTTTTTATATTCATATAATTCAATAAATTCAATCATTTTTTTAATTAAATAAATTAAACACCTTTTAAAAATTCTAAGCATTTTTTGATTTATTAATTTTTAAAATATAATTTATTGTTTTTAAAACACATAATTCCTTATTATTATTATATTCCTTTTCTGATATATGTAATACTGAATAACCAGATTCTTTAATATTTTTATCTCTATTAATTTCTCTTTTTTTATTTTCTTTATTATTCCTGTGATAGTAAGTTCCATCAAATTCAATTATCAACATTAATGATGGTATATAAAAATCAGGCAAGATATAAGAATCTTTTAATCTTAATCTATATTCATAATTCTTATTGGTATTATGAATATTATTATCTTTATCTAATTTTGCGAAAAAAACTTTATCATTAAATCCTATATTTAATAATTCATTATACATACTTATGAACATTTCTTGGCTTATTTGGCTATAATTAACTTTTTTATAATTATTTAGTCCATTTTTCTTGTCTATCAATCCACCTTTTTTTTGCCCTCCTTTTCTCCATATTTCTCAATACATATACCCATAGAAAATGTTGTTTGTCTATTTTTTAATAGAATCTCAGATTCACCCAAAGAGTACCCTCTATCTAAATAGTATTGTAATGTGGTATCAGAGACTCTATCTTTTATAGATTCTTTTACAAATAAACTTATGTGTTCTTTTTTATTCTCAATATCAACATATTTAATGAAATCTTTAGAAAATGGACTTCTTGATTTCCTTTCTAATTTAGTTGTTTTACTTTTATGGTTTGGATTTTTATTTCCTTTCATTTTTTCTGAAAACATTTTTTTATATTTTTCTTGTTTCATATGCTTTCCGGAATTTTTTGTAGTATTCTTTTTATCAGATAAAGCCATTATTGGGGCACCAATAAACATTTTTTTATATTCCTTTGTGGTCATATTATAATGTTTAAATTTTAAATGCTTACCATATATTCTTTTACACTGTTCTCCACATATTCTACATGTGACTGTATCAGTATTGTCGTTTATTTTAATTTTCATAACCTATATATTAAAAAAATTATGGCTTCCTTTCAAGTCGGTTAATGTTTTTCTAAAATGAATAATAAATCATATAATTTTATTTTAATTTTCTCTAAAATAGTTAAATTTCTTTCCTTTGAAACCATTGAATAATAAAGAATTCCTATTCTAGTTTCATATTGCTGATTATTGGTTTCAACGGATATAATTGTATTGAAAAAAAAACATTTTCCAACTTGCCTACTTGCCATTAATATATTGAATCTATTCTTTACAAATGAATTCATTATATCAGATTGGTAATCCCTTAATTTTATATTACCTATTGACCCATCATCTGTTTTAACTTTACAATATTTCTCAGTAAAATAATTTATATCTAACGCACACTTGACATACTCAGCCTGTTCCTCATCACTCATTCGAAAAACAACACCAGATCTTCTTATACCGACTTCACTTTTCATCCAAGGGTTTCTGAACCTCTTAACTGGAATAGCATCATGTATATCCTGTGTTACAGATTCAACCAACTTGGTGGTGAATATCATTTGATTTTTATTTTTGTTATTAGTCATGAAAGAATAAAACTTTTTATATATATTGTAAAAAACCACCTCTATGTCCAAAATACAAAAGGAAAAGGATAGGATACAAGACGAATTTGATCAAATTCAATCAGAAAATAAAGATTTTGATATATCAAAACACCTAGCTAAATCAGAACATTTACCAGACCTTGGATCTATTGAATTGTATGATTATGACGCAGATTTAACAGTATCTTCACACAAATCAACCGAAGTTTTAGAGTCACTAGTTGACTTATATTTAGGTGATGTTCCCAAATTAAAAGAACACCCATATATCATAAATAAGATGAAAGAAGATGCTATGGTGTATGCTGAGGCTCTATTTTTAGCAAAAATGACAAGGAAGAACTTCTTAAACCAACTAAGACAAGTTGATAATGGTGATAACTCAGCAAGAATGCACGAAGTAGTCAACCAAACAATTGGTCAAATAAGAGAAAACTCAAAATTCTTATCCGGGCAAAGAACAGAATTAGAAAAATTCTATAAGAATCTAAGAAATGATTTGGGATATGAAGAAATTAATCAAGAACCAGTCGGATCTGATGAAGAAGAAAACACAGAAGGTGATGTTATGGATAATAGAAAATTGAATGATTTGATAAAAAATGCTATGTTAAATAGCGATGATAAGAAGAAATAATTACTTAAAGTAGATTTTAATAGTTCTGACTCTATCGCCTTTCTCCAATAGAATCTTATTTATAGACTCAATGGAATATGCCCCTTTCTCTATTGGGTCAATGTTACCGTCTTTAGCACCTTCTTTGAATCCCTTTTCTAAGAACCCAGGACCTCCGCGGCCTAGATGACATAATCGATGAGTTAGTAGACATGCAGAAGGCTTTGCTGTGGATGCCGGTTTATATCCCATCTTTCTAACCCATTCTCCAGCTTGTACCCAAGTAATTTGAGCAGTTGATATTTCTAACCCATAAACTCCAACACATTTTGATATACCATCTACTATTTCTTCAACAATTTGATCACCCTCTATTACTGGTCTATATCTTGCGTTATATTTTGATAATTTTGTTTCATGATTAGCTTTTAATAGGCTATCGACAGATATTCTAACTCCTACTACACCGTTAACAGAGTCAACTTTAACATAACCACCTCTATCTTTAATATAAGAAAAACAATCTTCTATATCACTTTCTAAGTTTTCATCTTCGGTAAAATCCTCCAATATAGAATAATTAAAACTTTCGAATGTTTTCTTTATGTGACTAAATTCTATTTTAACTTCATTATCATCGAATATATTTACTTTATTATGTGTAACTCTTCTTATTATAATTTTGTTATCACTAGTCTTTATTGTATTTCTAATATTATCTTTTACAATATCATCTGAGTTATCGAGTAATACAGAAAACAAATTATTTGAATCTTTCATCATCGATAATGTTTTTTCATCATCATCATAATATGATATTGTATCATATTTATTTATTTCCTCATTAGTAAACATTTTATCATCAGTTTTTAGACCAACCAAGTGTTGTAGTATTAATCTAGTTTTTTTATGAGCCATTTCATCTTGTCCTCTATTATAAAATGTTTTAGAAAGAAAGTAATATTTTTCCACCTTTAGTCCAATATCATTAAATTTCTCTTCCAACTTCTCTATTATAGACCTATAACTTCTTTTGCCTTTTTTAGAACATATTATATAGATATGATCTGATTTATTTTTTAGATGTTTAAAGTTATCATATAAAATTTCATAATCTAAATTTTTTATTATCGCATCATTAGTAAACTCTTGCATAGAAAATGATAAATTGGAAATATCACACCTAAAGTTTTTACACTTTATCTTGATTTCATCAAATAGGTTCTCTGGTAACCAATACTTAGTCCCATTTATATTTAATTGGCTATCATATTTTCTATATATGCCCTTTTTTATAAATTAAATTCAGATTTTTGTTATTTTTTAATATAGGTATAGAGGGTTTATCCTTGGATACTATCCAAACATTATTGTCTACCCTTATTAATGAGTCTATATCAAAAAAATTAGCTACCATGAATTATATATATTAAAATCTAATATACTAGGTTTCTACTAAGTGCAAAATCATACATTGTTGCTAGGTTAAGATATTTAATAAAAAAGTCTCTTATTTCTTTTAGGTTCTTTGAACCCCCTAACACAATTTAATACTGATAGACCAAATTCTTCTTGAAAGTCTAAAAAACACTCACCCCAGGGGCTATTATAATTAGCTAAGCTGTTCCATTCTTTATATCCACCAGATAACCAAAATAAGCTTTTCTCTGGGGCTATAACAATATCTAAGTTTTTTATTTCTTTTTTCCATATTGGATCATCTTCGTCAATTTGCTTGGACATAAGTATAGAAACCGCCTCCGCAATATCATCAGTTGTCTCTTGTCCTATTTCAAAGTATAAGCCACCATTTAGCTCACTGATAATTATTTTGTTGGTAGCATATAATTCTTCCTTCTTTAATAACATCTTTTTCCTTCTCATAGTATTGATTATTTTTTTATTAGGTTTATTCCACTAACCCATTCTCCTTTAAACAGTCCGTTTTCGAAAATTCCATTTTGCCAATTGCCGTGAAATTCACCATTTTTAAAAATTCCATATTCCCAATATCCGGATAGGAATTTTCCATCATGCCATATTATAGTATTATTTGATATCTCTATTTTAGAGTCTGATACTTCCGAATCTATTAACCAATAAAATTCGTTTTCTTTTAATATTGAAAAAATTTGAGAGTCTGAAGTATAAGTCTTTCCTTTGTATTTAAGTTCTAAGATAGTATTCATGATTCAACTTATTAATTTATAATTTTATATATTACAAAATAATTATAATTTTATTCAATAAGTTGGATTTTTTAAAAATTTAGGAAATAAAATAAAAAAACCGAGTATTAAACTCGGTTTTTTAAGATATATATTTTTTATTTTATTATGATTCTAGAAAATTTAACTCTTCTTTTGACAAAGAACTTAGTCCTTTTGAGTTAATTTTATCTAAGATTGAATCAACATTTAGATTAATTTCTATTTTTTAGATTTATTTGTAGGAGAATTAGATACTATAACTTTTTTCTCTTGTTGAAATCAACAAATTCTCCTAATTTTCCTTTGAAAGAGTCATATATAAATAAAACTTTATTTTCATTTGAGCTTCTAGTATAAGCAACTACCCAAACCGTATCATCTGTGATTACATACCAAAGTGTAGCATGTCCTCTTTTTTTATCAGTAAGAACTACTTCAATGTCTAATCCGAATTCATCACAAAATGATTTAACATCATTTTTGTTCGTTCTATGTAAGTTTATTTTTATATATTTTTTCATAATATAAATATACGGAAAATTATATAAAAAGCAAAGTATTTGAGGTTAATATATAAATATATTTATGAATTACTTAAAAATATTTGAAAACTTTAATTCTGATGAGAAAATCCATACCATCTGTAAAAAGCATAATATCGAAAATTATACTATAAATAAAGACCATTCAATTGATGTTGATGGTGATGTTTATTTATATAAGAAGGAATTAACTAAAATTCCACTGAAGTTTAGAAAAGTTAGTGGTGATTTTAGTTGTTATGATAATCAAATAACTTCATTAGAAGGTGCTCCAACTTCAGTCGGTGGTAATTTTTATTGTCATAATAATAATTTAACTTCATTAGAAGGTTCCCCAACTTCAGTTGGTGGAGGTTTTTATTGTAGTGATAATAAACTAACTTCACTAGAGTTTGCTCCAAAGTCGATCGGTGGTGATTTTTATTGTCATAATAACAAATTAACTTCATTAGAAGGTGCTCCAACTTCAGTCGGTGGTGGTTTTTATTGTAATGATAATCCAGTCTATGAAGTCTGGAAATTATTTAAAGATTTGGATAAAATAGAAATTCTAAGTGATTATGACATCTTTAGAAAGGTTGATGGAAACCCAGCTATTATTTTAGATAGACTAAATTCATTCCTAGAAGACATAGGAAAAGAATCGGTTAATAAAGTCGAAGGATATATTAATATATAAACAAAATATAAAGTAATAGTATGAAGTTTTTAAAAGGTAGAGATAAATTTTTAAACAAAGAAAATAAAATTTTTGAAAAATTTGATATGTCTGGTGAGGGTAGTGGCCCAATGGGTAATGATATAAACTGGGGAGACTCTCTGGTTGGTAGGTTATTGAATTCGATATCAAGAAAAATGCAAATTGGCGCAAATACAATAAAGATAGGATCAAAGTCTAGAGCTATAAAAGCTGAATTTAATGCTATTCTATTAGATTCTATAAAAAATGCCTCAGAAGAGACCGAAGTGATTGGATTTGTCACATTATCACAACTATTGGGTGATTTAAGAGATTCTGTTTTTGAAGGTAGAAAAGTAAAATACTTAATTATACAAACAAAGAATTTAATAACTTGGGTTAAAGAATATAAAATATCAAAAACATCATTAAAAGATGGAAAATATGATATATCAGAAGAAGCTAAATTAGAACTTATAAAACAATTGGAAGATTTCTTAAAATTCCTTAAAACCTTCAATGAAGAAGATGGTGAAACCGAATTTGATGAGGAAGAAGATGAAGAAAAAGAAGATGAGGGAGATGAAGAAGGATCTGATAAAGATCCTGGCCTTGTGGAAATGCCAAAAATAAAATATTCTGAAATGATATCTATTCTAAAAAATCTAAAATTAGTAATAGATAATAAAAATAATGTTATAACTACGGCCGAAAAGGATGCGGATGATAAGAAGACTAATAAAAGTATAAATTATGTTCTTAGTAATATAATAAAATCTATAAATGAATTCAGACCAAGTGATAAAAAATTCACAAATAATTTATTATCGGATAGTAAAGTATCAAAATGGCCTATTTTGGAAATATCTGGAAATAGTATAATGTATAGAAAAACTAAAAAATTAATAGAATTAAATGAAAGTGGTGAATTGGTAGTTAATATACCAAAATATGATACTACAAATAAAAGATATGTAGGGAAATCAACACCAAAGATTTTACCATTTAATAAAGAAATAATAGTTAGAATATCTAAATATATCTTTGCTCAATTAAAAGATATAGAAAGTGTAATAAATAGTAACAAAGATTTTAAATTAAATGAAAAAGAAGTAGCTTGGTTTAATGCTAATATAAAGGGAAAGTGGTTAGTTATGCCATCTAGAAATTATAATTTTTACAAAACGCAGATAGGAAGTTGTGATGTTAGTAGTAGGGTTGAGTTTTTGACACCACCGGTAAAGAATCAAATACCAACAAATATAAATACAATACTTAGCAAAGCAATAATCCTTGATACAAAAAAGGAAGCTATCGAATATTATGGTAAAAAATACCAATCTGAAGAAGATGTTATAACAAACCAAGGGAAAGTGGTTTCTATAAAATCACCAACTCCTAAACTACCGAAAAAGGGAGAAAAATCAAAGGTCAAAATTAGTGAGCCTAGTATGACAACAGTAAAAGAATCTTTTAGTTTTTTCAGTTCAGAATCTATTTTAGAAAAAAGAACCGAACTTTCAGTGGAAGAAGAACAACTTAATAAAGCATTATCTAAGATAAAAAAACAAATAAAAGTTCTTAGTGATAATGGAGTAGATGGAGAGTTTTTAGGTGACATAATAACAAAAGCAAAAGAACTGGATATTTCTGGTAAATCCGTAAACTCGAAGGCTATAAAGTTATTTATGATTGATATAAAAGAAACGTTCAATAGAATGGGTGATATTGGTGAGTTATTTGAAGGAATGGCCGAAATATCAGATATAAGAAAAAGACAAGTATATTCTGATAAAATTTCAAGATTCGCTAAATTTTCACTACAATTTGAAGGACAATATATGTATGGTGGTTTAGGAATAATTGGAAAACCACTAGAGACATTCAATAAATTATTTACTAAATTAATAAATACAGATTTTGAGAAGAATGAAAAGTTATCAAATTACAAATCTTTCATGAAGATGAATGAGTTTGTAAAAGCAAAGGTTGATAGAACATCTACTGAAATAAAAGAATATTTCTCAAGAGAAATGGATTATGATAGATGGATAATAGAGAAATCTGATGTTGAAGATATAAAGAAAACTGCTGAGGAATCAAAAAATAAGATAAAAGAAATACCATTCGGTCACATAATTGAAGTTGTTAAATTATTCAACCAAGCATATAAAATTTATACAACCTTAGTGATACCATCAGGAAGATCCGGTGGAAAAGTATCAAATAGTGTGTTTAGAGAATATACAAACATGGGTAGTGGTAATTCATCTCCTGATACTCCTGGTAGTGGGCCTTGGAGAAATAATAAGATGTTTGATAAATTCGAAGGGGCTATATTAGATATAATAAAGGATGATGAATATAAAAAAATATTCGACAAAGACACATCTATAAATATGGGTGATGGTAGAAAACTAAAAGGAGGCGGAAAGGTTTTATTAAAGTTTATTAATGATTTATTAGATGGTGATACCAAATTATATAAAAAAGGTGCTCAGAAAATATTCATAGAAAAATATTTTGGTATTAAAGATGGAGATAAAAACCCTGGTGATAATAAACCTACTGATGGTAAGAAACCTGTTGATGATGTGGAAGAAGTGGAAATAAAGCCTAGTGAAAGAGTAACTGCTAAATTTGAGTCTGTTAAAAGTATAGAAAATAAACATAGATCAATACATTCTATTAAATTATCAGATGATAATATCTACTATATAATTTTCATAAAAGAGAATGAAGATAGCGTATATCTGAAATATTCTAAATCTTTTCAAAATATTGCAAAATATTGCAAAGAGGATTTCAAAATAGTAGAAGGTGCTATAAAAGGTATGAATTTCCAAAAATCTGAAATGTTTTTTGGAAAAATAGATAAAAAAACATTTGATGAT